CTACGTTCATCAAACTAGGAGGATTATAATATGGCAAAAACAACATTTAGAGGACCAGTTTTAGTTGGTAAAGAAGGAACTGGATATAATATCGTTCCAAAGGAATCTACTTATACAGTAGTTATTTCTACGGACTCAGGAAAAACCTTTACATCAAAAACTGACGGTGCAACATTCACACTTCCGGCGATTGCAATTGGAAATACATTTACATTTGTAAACACGGCTGAAGACGGAACTAATACTTTAACTATTAGTCCTAATTCAAATGATGGTATTTTGTACCTAGGATCTTTGGTAGATAACAAAGATGTGATTAATACAAAATCAACATCTAAAGTTGGTGACTTTGTTAAAATTGCGTCTTTAAACTCTACTGACTTTTGGACAGTAGTTGAAGCTCAAGGTGTTTGGGCTAAAGAGTCCTAATAAATAATTAAAGTGCTCCTTCGGGAGCACTTTTTAAGGAGATAAAAATATGGGTACAAATTTATCTGATGTTAAAGCTTCAATAGAGTTAGCGACTTCAGGAAGACTGCAAGGCTACATAGCTGGATCAGCCGCGAATCTTGGACCAGTTAGAATTATAAGTTTGAACGCACACTTAACTGGAGCAGACGGTGAAATAACTATTCAAGATGCTACTACTGCAACTGGTGATATTAAAATTCATCTTAAAGGTGGAAGTGCAAGCAATGATACTTTAAACTTTAATTTTGGTGGTAATGGAGTTAAATTTGCCACTGCAGCTTATGTAACATTAGCAAATATTGATTCATGCACCATTTATTATGGATAGGAGATTAGATGGCAAATACAACATCTGGCTCTTATGTTTTTGATAAAAACCTTGGTATAGATGAAATTATTGAAGATGCGTACGAACGCATCGGTATGCAGGGTGTTTCTGGTTACCAATTAAAAACAGCAAAAAGATCTTTAAATATTTTATTTTCTGAATGGGGTAATAGAGGACTTCATTTTTGGGAAGTAAAAAATCAAAATGTTACATTAGTAGACGGGCAATCTGTCTATACTTTTTATCGTTCTCCTGCCGACGGTGCATCAAGTGGAATCTCAACTACATTATCTGCAGGAATAAATTCAAGTGTTGCTACAATTGGAGTAGCTTCAGTTACTGGGATGCCAACAACTGGTGGTATCATAACTATTAACAGCGAACAAATTACTTACAGCGGAATATCTAGTTTAAACTTAACTGGATGTGTAAGAGGTGTTAATGGAAGTACTGCTGCTAGTCATAGTACAAGTGATGCAGTTTTGCAGTTTCCAAACGGAGTGACAGATATTCAAGAAGCAGATTATAGAGTAAAGTCTACTACAATTGATACACCAATGACAAAAATTAGCAGGTCACAGTATCAAGCTTTTTCTAATAAAACTGCTACAGGTCTTCCTACCCAATACTGGGTTCAAAGATTAATAGATAAAGTTACAATGACTTTATATTTAACTCCGGGCGCAGCTCAAGACGGAAACTATATTAATTTTTATTATACAAAAAGAATTGATGATGTTGGTGCTTATACAAATGCAACTGACGTACCTTACAGATTTATACCTTGTATGATTGCTGGTCTTGCTTATTATTTATCGGTTAAGTATGTCCCTCAAAGAGTACAAGAATTAAAAATGTTATATGAAGATGAATTGTTAAGAGCTGAAGATGAAGATGGTTCTTCTAACTCTACTTACATATCACCTAAAATTTACTATCCGGGGATTGGTTAATGACTACTTTTTCACAAGGTAAATATGCTTTATCAATATCTGATAGATCAGGTATGGCGTTTCCATATAATGAAATGGTTAGAGAATGGACTGGTGCATGGGTTCATCGTTCTGAATACGAACCTAAGTCTCCACAATTACAACCCAAACCTACAGGTGCTGATCCACAAGCTTTACAAAGAGCAAGACCAGCCAGAACGGAATTTGGAACACAAGGTTTTTTACCTTTAAATCCTTTTACAACTTCATCGGACACAACTTTAACTGTTGCATTTGAAAATAGTCAATTAGTAGTTAATGACTCTTTAAGATTTACTGGTGTTAAAGAGCCTGTTGGTGGTGTTTCAGTTGCACAATTACAATTACAAACAACATTAAATGGTGATATAACAAATAGCGCTACAACAATTACTTTGGCTGATGGATCTAATTTCCCTACAGCTGGATTTATTATGATTAAAAAACTTTTAACTTCATCAGATACAACCGATCCTTTAAAAGTGGGAACATATCAAAACGAAGTTATTCAATACACTGGAAGATCAAGTAATGATTTAACAGGATGTACGCGTGGAACTTCTGCTGTTTATAGAGGGTACACGCCTTCAGCAACAACTGCTGATTCACATAGTTCCGGAGCCGCGGTCTATGGGTCTTTTAAAGTTGCTTCTTTAGTTGAGACAACTAGTGTTAATGATGCTGGAACAACTGTTACAGCAAAAAATAGTTTTACAATAACCCTACCAAGTGCTGCAACAGGCACTGCAACAGGAGGAGGATTTAATTGCGTTATTAGTCCTCTTAATATAGAGAGTTTATAATGGCAGGATATACACTTTCAACATTAGAAGCTGACATTAGAAGTTATACTGAAATAGACAGTACTCTTTTTAGTGGTGCTGTTCTAGGCAGATTTATTGAAAATGCAGAATATAGAATTAATCAAGAGCTTCCTATGGATGCTGCCAGATATGTTTCAGAAGGAACTTTAGCTGCTGATGCTAATACTATAAATTCACCCGGTAAAGGAAGTAAAGGTGACACAGGCGCTTTGTTTATTAGAGGGGTAGAAGTATTTAATTCAACAGCTAACACTGAAGGTAATGGAACTTGGTTAGAGAAAAAAGATCAAACTTATTTATCAGAATATACCGATAGATTAACGGGGCCAAAAGGCAATAGAACAGGGCAAGATGTTACAGGATTTCCTAAATATTATGCTATGTTTGGGGGAGCGACTGGAGATTCTGACAGTACTTCAGGAGGTATTTATTTAGCCCCTACACCCGATGCAAATTATCTATACAGAATATATTACAATATGGTACCTGCAGGATTAGCGACTAAAACTTCTGGGACTTATTTAAGTAAGTACTTCCCACAAGGGCTACTATATGCCTGCCTGGTGGAAGCTTATGGATTTTTAAAAGGTCCAATGGATATGTTGACATTGTACGAAAATAAATATAAAAATGCTATACAACAGTTTGCAGGAATGCAACTTGGAAGACGAAGACGAGACGACTATACTGACGGAACCGTTAGAATACCAGTTAAGTCCCCGTCTCCATAATTAGGAGATAAATATGGCAATAGCATCGGAAATTTGTAACAGTTTCAAAGAAGAAATCCTGCAAGGAGGACATTGTTTAAATGCCTCTGGAAGTACTCCCGCAGGGAATACTATTAAATGTGCTCTTTATTCAAGCAACTCAGCATCATTAAGTAAATCAACAACAGTTTATGCCGCGCCTGCAGATGCAGCTGCGGATCCAACTTCAACTTATGAAGTTACGACAACAGGTTCAGGCTACTCGGGTGGAGGAAATACTTTAACAAATATTGATCCTACCTTAGATAGTGATACAGCGATTTGTGATTTTGCTAATGAAAGTTGGACATCGGCTACTTTTACAGCGAGAGGATTATTACTTTATAATACAACTGCTACTACAGGATTCACAACTAATAGATCGATTCTTGCTATTAATTTTGGTGGAGATAAAACAGTTACTAGTGGAACATTCACAATTGAATTTCCAGCAGCAGCTGCAGCAACAGCGATCATACAACTAACATAAGGAGTTCTTCCTTATGGCATCAATTTGGGGTGGTGATAGTCCTTCAGTAGCGTGGGGGCAGAACGCCTGGGAATCTAATACCATTACAGTTTCTTTAACCGGAGTTTCTTCAACATCCTCATTAGGTACTTTAGCTTACGCTGGCAATGTTGCCGGTTGGGGTAGAGATGCGTGGGGAGATAATGATTGGGGAGAAAATACAAGTACAGTTTCTTTAACAGGTCTTTCTTTAACTACATCCTTAGGAACTCCTCTTGCTTATCCTGAATTAGGATGGGGAAGAGATACGTGGGGATTTGAAAATTGGGGCGAATCAGCAATCACAGTTTCTCTTACAGGTTTATCAGCTACAACTTCTCCTGGAACACCTACCATTTCTTATTATCCCGGCTGGGGCACATTAACTTGGGGTATACATGGGTGGGGATCTGTTGACGAAATCATTATTAAACCTAGTGGAATTGCAGCAACTACAAGTGTAGGGACACCTGTTATTGAAATAGGAGTTCCGCTTACAGGAATTTCTTTAGCTTCTTCTGTGGGTACTCCAGTTGGAAGATCAGATAACACAACTACGTTAACAGGTATTTCTGCTGCTTCTTCAGTAGGGTCTATTACTCCTGCAGATGTAATGGGATTAACTGGAATCTCTGCAACTTCTTCAGTTGGATCTATTACTCCTGCAGATGTAATGGGATTAACAGGAATTTCTCTTTCTATTGCTGATGGAAGTCCTAATATTACATCAAATCCTTTGGTTCAGCCAACTGGACTTTCAGCAACTTCTTCAGTCGGATCTATAACACCACCAGATCAAGTAATGGGATTAACAGGAATCTCTGCAACTTCTTCAGTTGGATCTATAACACCAGTAGATCAAGTAATGGGATTAACTGGTCAAGAAGCAACAACCAGCTTAGGACAAATAGGAGGCCCAATAGCATGGGGAAAAGTAGAACCTAGTCAAGGTGGAAGTTGGAGCCAAAGAACATCTACTCAAAGTGGTAGTTGGAGTAAAAAAACACCTACGCAGGGTGGAAGTTGGAGCCAAAGAACATCTACTCAAAGTGGTAGTTGGAGTAAAAAAACACCCACACAGGGCGGAAGTTGGAGTAAACGAACAGCTTAATA